TGTTGTTGAAGCAGAAGGAACTGTATCTCCAGCACCAACTGTTATTGTCCATATAACTGATGGACCAGTTGATGGGCGAGTTGTAATAATTCTTGCCTCATATGTTCCAGCAACTGTTGGCGCTGCCAAAGTAACTGTAAACTTTGCTGTTACATATCCTGTTGTATTAACTGTTGAGTTAACATTTGCAGTCAAACTATCTCCTGCAATTACCACTGTTGCTGTATTTGTTTCAAGCAATGTAAGTGTTGCAGACTTGTTAGCCGTAGAAGGCTGTGCAAACATAGCAGATAGCACAGTTGCTGTGTCTGCTGATGTTTCTGAAATATATGACAACGAAACTACTGCTGTTGCAGTTTCACCTACGAGAATTGAGTCTGTAGCAGAATCAATTGTCAAGGTTGGTGCAATCACCGTAGCATGTGTCGGAAGTGCAGATAATACGCCAAAGGACATGGCTGCAGCGAGTCCTAGGGCAATTTTCTTAAATGAATTCATTATTCTCCTTGTTTATTTATATTATGTTTAATCTATCAAGAAAATCTCTAACATCTTTAGGCATTTCCTTGTTGTCTAATTCTACCATATCCCTTTGTTTCTCTGCAAGTCGTGCAGAAGTAGACCAAGTATGAATCTCAATCTCATGGTTAGAATCTTTAGGTGTATGTGATATTGCTCCAAATACAGCGCCACATACAGCATCTGCTAGGTCCTTAGATTTTTTACGTGGATGATCAACTCTAGTATTTTTCATAATTTTGAGTTCTGACATTTCTTCCAGTAACAAAGGAATTCTTGGTATTGCAACTCTCTCTTCATATATCATCATTGCTAAATCTTCGTAGTGTTTTTTTGCAACAGAAACGGTATCAGTCTTTATGCCTACCGCTTTTAGTTCTTGCTGAATGTCAAATGATTGCCAACGGTCAAATGAAACAACTCCAATATTAAAACCTTGTCTGCGTAAATTAATAATCCATTGTTTTACTTCTGATAAATTAACTGGACCTTCTGCTTTTGGTTCCCACCAAGCAACTGCATCAACAATAACCATTGGTGCTACTTGCTGATAATCTTTAATAACCTGAATGTTTACCCACTTGTCTACGTGAGCAATTGCTACAGCGCACTTATCGTGTTTCTGTGCAAGGTCAGCATGGATATAATATATTTTTTCTGGATCAGGTTTAAATGATTCGTCAAACCTTCTAAAGTTATCAACTGGGTTTCTTAATGTCATACATTTTTCTAACTTATCCTTTTGTTTAAAAAATGCATCTGATGCAAATGTTGGTGTGCATGCAAAGCGCATCATCGCATCGCCAAGGTCTGTGTAAAATGCTAATTTAAAGTCATCTATTTTTCTAGTAGGGTTTACCTCCCATGTTGTTTTTTTAAGTGCTAAAACTTTTGGAACTTTATACGAAAGGATTGTGTCTTCTTCCCATGAAATTTCAAATTGATTATTTGGATCATCGTGTGGAAGGTCTTCATTCATAATAAATAAATGTTTCTTTTCAATAGTTTCTTTTTCTGCAATAACATCTTCATATCTTTTAGAAATAAAGTCACCCTGATAACGAGGGAATGAAAGCAATACTACTTTACCTAAATCTGGAAAACGAGAATCTACAGATCCACGAAATGCTTTATAAATATTTTCGGCAGTCTTGCCTTGCTCATTGCCAGTTCCAACCTCAGATGCAAAACCAGAAATTTCATCAAGAACTGCAAGTAGTAAGTTTAAACCTTCATGCGATTCTCTTTCTGAGTGTCCAGAGTAAACCGTAATTGATTTATCAAACTCAACACTATCAGCCTTTGCATTATATTTTCCTGCAAACCATGGTGATTTCTCTATCTTGGTTTTAAATCCTTTAAAGAATACGTTCTTTGCTTGTTGTGCGTTAATGGCTACGTTTATGATATCAATTGCATCCCCGCTTGGTTTTCCATAATATCTAGCAGGATCTTTAAGACATAATAATTTATATACTATATATGCACATGCTACTGTTGATACAAAGTCTTTTCCAGATCCTTTTCCAAGTTGCAAAATAATTTCATTTTTAGTGTATTTATCAAAATATTGAGCGCCAACAACAGATCCAAATATTTCTTGTAATTCTTCTTTACGATAAATTTGACTCATTGCTTCTACAATTTCATATTGAATTGAAGATAATTCTGGCTGGCCAAGATAATCCACAGACTCAACAAATGTTTTTGCGTCTACTGGAATTTCATCAAATTGATTTTCTTTTAAAACTTCTAAAAAATCATTAAACATCTTGGACAATTGTAATTACCTCTCCCTCTTTAGCAATCTGAGAAAGACGTCTCATAATTAAATCACGAACTTCTGGATGGGTTGAAGCAATGTCTCTTAATATTTCAACAAGAACTTCTTGTCGTCTTTCAATTTCAACCATTTCTTCTGCAAGTTCTTTATTTTCTAAAAGTCCTGCTTTTTGTAACATTTCAATTCTAGATTTTTCAATATCCATTACTAACTTAATTGCTTGAGTTTTTGCACTAAGATTATTAGTCATACTTGATTCATCAATTACTTCATAAGCCTTTGTAATAAGTTTAGTATAGTGCGTATCAGCACCAGCAAGTGCTTCTTTAGCACGTGCACGAATTGCGTCATTGGCAGAAGCCATAACCTTCCACTCGTTAATTAATGAAACAACACGAGTACGAGGAATGTCTAACTCTTTAGAAATTTTTGTTGGATCTTGACCTTTAAGATATTCTGTAACTACTTTATTAACTTCATCAAGATGCTCAATTAATTCTGTCTCAGTTGACATTTTTTTCCTTTGCTATTTTTAATAAAACTAAATATCCTATTAAGTCATCAATATCATTATCTCCAGGATAGTCTGTGCCTTTCATAAGACGACTTAGTTTGTCATCAATCCTAACTTTAAGTTGTTCTGCTGGATCTGATTTACTAAAAATTCTTACAGGATCAAGAGCAGAATCACCGTAGGCTATATTTTTTTCAATAAGCATTTGTGCTATAGAGTGACATGTTTTCCAAATTGAATTTCCAGATGGCGCTCCGATTGAGTGAAGATAAAGATCATCACATTTAAAATTTTTAACATCTTCGTATACTGGCTCTAATTTCATTTGTACTCCTCTGTTTGCCATGCAACATAATTTAATCCAAAAACTTTTTCTTTTCTACCTGCTCCATAATTTTTAATTGCCTTAGTATGTATTTTTTTTGCTTCTTGATTTGTATATAATATAAAGTTATTTTTATCAATTTTTTTAGAGTCAATTGTTTGAATTATAGAATCTGTAAAAATAATATAGCCAACCTCTTTTGTTTCATAATCAATAATGTTGTCATAATTATTTTTTTCATAATATTTTATTTTTATATTATCTATAATATTTTTTAAAAAAATACTATTTGGCTCACTTGCAAAAATCATTTGTGAATACCCAGGACCATTTGGATCTTCGGATGCAATAAAATTATTATTTAAATCAAAAAAACTTTCTATTGATTCTTTACATAAAATATCTAAATCTGCATATAGCCCTCCGTTTATGTAAAGACACATATATCTCCAAAGATCTGCTCTTAAAATATTTGTTTTATAAGAATTATAAATATCAAACCATTCTTGTCCAAAATTATTTAAAACAAACTCTGCTCTTTCTTTTCCAGATACATACCTGTATTCCCAATCTGGATTTTTTTCTTGCCAAGAATTAGCACACTCTAGGGCTAGGGGTGGCAAGTCTTTGTATTCTGACTCATAAGTTTGCCAAATAATTTTAGGTATCATCGTTTTGATTTTCTAAATCCAAATTTTGCAAGGTATACGTAGATAGTTTCAACACTAGTTCCACACTCCTTAGCAATGTCTTGTGGAGACTTTTTGTCCATAACAAACCTTTTACGGAGCCAAGCCTCGCTTGTATACAGTTTAGCAGCCATAAGATTATTTGTCAACTTCTGCTTCAGAAATATCATAGTCATATGCGTTTGAGTCTTCTAAAACCCACTTATCATAACTCTCAACATCCCATTTATTTGTATTTATAAGTCTTTGTATTACTAGATCTTTCTTGGTTACGAATGATGGTTCTTTTAATCTAATACGGTTATTAGGCTGTACCGCAAAATTTCCATCATCTCTTTGAATAACATGGCCACATTTATGTTGCCCTGGACTTTCTGAGTATCCATCATCTAAAATATTGCTTTCTGGATTATGCCAATCCAAAGTAAATAAGTATTTTCCGCCAACGTTATTTTTATTTCTATCTATATATGACATTCTCATGTTGCTTAGATTTTCAAATTTTGTAACTGCTATGTGGGGACTAAAAGAATTCCAAAGCACAAGGTTGTAAATTGGTTCTTCAGGAACTCCTGGCTTTGTACAAAATGCATTGATTGGCATTCTCCACCAAATTCCTCCATCTTCCATTAAAAAATGAAATAAAGGACTTCTACTTTTAATACTAGACACACCAAAAATTACACATGGAAAATATTTATCATGACTATCTTCTTGATCTCTTAAAAAATTACCACGAACATAGCACTCAATTGGTGGTATGTTAGCATTTAACTCTGGCATTATTCCTCAACTCTCATTGCTTTATTCCAGTTATTAATAGCCCAATGGCCGATACCACAAGCATCAGCAACGTCATTATCGTTAATAATTTTATCATAGTTGATTTCAATTAACTTTATGGTCCTTTCTTTTCTAATTTGTCTTTCATAAGACTTATACCAAGAATCCGACTTTCCTGGATTTTTTGTTCTAATATTTATTTGCTCTTCTTTTGTCAATCTTTTATTTCCTAAATAATTTTGCCAAGTTATTGGTGCTACAGTTCCTATAATTTTTGTTCCAGTTAATCCTGCTGCACCTAATAGTGCTCCTTGAACTAATGCTAGATCTGCAGCAGTTTTAGGACTATTCATAAATACGGTATGTTCAATTACAATTGCCTCAAATCCATCAAAATGTTCAAAGAATGCTTTCGTCTTAGCACAAGCGTCCATCACTTTTTCATAATTTGTTTTTCCATTAAAATTAATTTTACCAATACTGCCCAGAGTGTTATCATTAAAAATAGCAAAAGCAAGACTATTAGTGCTTGCATCAATAGCACAAATTGTTTTTGGATTATTCTTGTTCATAGTCAAAAAATCCCTTTAGTTGTTTTAACATTTTGTCTACTTCTTTTTT